GTGCCATGTTCCATCTTCAAAACACATAAAAGCAATCATGCTTCCTGTTGTAAAAAGATTTGTAGCTGCGTCTACAGGTGTGAAGACTAATGATGTTTCACCTGCTGCTGAAGTATCATAAGTTACTTCTGCTGCTGCTCTTGATTCTATTAAAGAACCAGTAGCCCAAACATCATCGCCAGCTGCATTAAAAGTTAAAGTGTTAACTCCGCCTGCTGTATCTTTTGATTGAACATAAACAGCAATTGCTCCTGAAGTTGCTGCAGGTAGTGCTACTGCACAAGCTGCTGCTCCAGTGTAATTAACAACTGCTATAACACCATCTGCGATAGCGATGTTAGCTGCTGTTGCTGTGTCTGCTAATAACAAACCAGTTAAGTCAGGCATACCTGAACTCATTCTAGTTGTTACTGCTCCTGTTGTAGCGTTTTTAGTTGCCATTTCGAATCCGTGTAATGATCTAACCGGACCGCTAAATGTAGTATTTGCCATAATTTTATCCTCCTAATTTAGATACATAGTCTCTAGGCCGTCGACTATACGCGTCTACGTATCAATTTAAATTGTATAGTGAAGTTTTTATATACTAGTTTTTAGTGGAGTGCAAGAGAGCCTACGGTATTTATGCATTTCAGCAATGTAGCTTTTGATTAAGTAGCTACAGAAACTTGTGGAGCTGCTCCTTCGACAGTATTCTGTCTGTGGGCAATAGCTGCTTCTTCCAGCTTAATTTCGGTAATGACTTGTCTAACTTTGTCATCGATCCGAACCATTTCGAGAGTATACTTACCATTAGTAAGATGCTCCTGTTCCCACTTCAACTCCAAGGACCTTTTTTGTTTGTAAAGGTCTTGTATCATCAACAACCTCCTCATAGGTTATTCTGTTTAACGGGCCGAACATTCCCGTCTTTTCCCATTTTATACTCTTATCTCCTAGTTTGTCAAGTATAGCGTTTTCTACACTTTCAGCATTATCTTCAGCTAATACGTCAAATTTAGCGTGATAATCATAGGCATAAATATTAATGAGAAGTTTTTTCATGTTTTTCTTTCTTATTTTTAGATTGAGGCGGAACTATGTTCCGCCTCAAAATTATTTATTAACTTACTCCAGGTGAACCGAAAATTCCTCTAAAGTCAGAAACACCAAATTGATATCTCTCTCTAGCTTTGAATCTTAAGTTACCAGTATCGAAGTCACCTTCCATCGCTGTTTTGATCGGAGTTCTAATGAAATGTTTCATTCCATTTGGAACATCCGTAATGATGAAGAATGCATTTGGATCAGTTAAGAAATTGTTCACTCTGTAACCTTGAGGAACCATTCCCATTGATCTGATAGCATTGATATCATTATCAGCTGTAGCAGTTCTACCTTCAGACTTCATAAGTCTTTCAGCTGTAAATTGCAGAGCAGAAGGAATAATTAACTTAGTTCCTTTAGCTGCAACTTTAAGACCTCTTTCATCAGTGAAAGCAGCAATGTCAATCAAAGACTGCTCTAATGATGTTTCGTTAAGGTCTGCTGCTGTTGCAAGTGTGTTTGATACAGTACCAGCAATTGTCGGGTGGTTAGTAGCAAATAAATTGCTTCCGTCACCAGAAGTGAATCCACCGCCGAATCCATTGATTAATGGATTAACTGCTTTAACTTGCTTAGTGTTAGCCATTGATCTAGCTAACGCTTTTGTGTATCTGCTTGACAGTCTGTCATACAGGTTATCTTCTACCGCTTCCTCAGTAATCGCGAAGGCAAGAGCCACAGTTTCCATAGTGTATCTTGCAGTGTAAGTTTCTTGAGCATTGTCAAAAACTACACCTGAACCTTCAGGTTTTACTTGAGCATTAGCGAATCCAGATAACATTACTTCCTCTTCGAAAGCTCTGTCTGAAGTTTCTGTCGCGTAGATCTCAGCATGTTGGTTTTCGTATCTTTTGTATTCCAGTCCGAATAGTGCATTCAGGCCTGGTTCTAGTTCTTTAACTAGTTGTCCTCGTGATATAGCCATGTTTTATCTCCTATTCTAACTATTATACGCCAGGTATTTGTTTCAAGAAGTGTTCATTGATCATTACAACAAAGTTTACGTGCGATGCACCTAAGTCATTGTTCTTAATGTCTTTTGAAACACCAACTACTTTTAGTTGTCCACTAGTTGCCGATGTTGATGCATCGTATAGTTGAACACCTGATAAATAGTCATGTGTACTTCCTGCGCTGTAAGTGATGTCATAGTTCATGAAAACATCAGTTTGAGCAGACGCTGTTGTGTTGTCTGATTGTATCTCAAATCTTTCATATGGATCTGAAGATACAAAGCCTACGATATCTGTAGCAGTGTTACTTGCTAATAGATGGTTCGCAAACGTTGGTTTACTTGTATTCGCGTCAGTAAAGAAAACGCCGTTTAGAGATCCTAATAAAGTATCACCAGTAGCTGCTACTCCAATCGTTCCAGTATTTAACGCCTTCACTGGATCTTGACCGAATATAGCTGTAGCTGATGCTGCAATACTAAATTCTGCTAAACCTTGGTTGTCTCTATTTTGACCGATTTTTCCTATCGCTCTTAAGCCGAAAGGACTATTTTGGTTTGCCATAGTTTTTCTCCATTGTTTAATTTAATTGATGTAACTAGAAATTGTTAAAAAACTTATTTCTTCGTACCACCAAAAGTTACACGAGTATTTCTATCAACACTGATAGGCATACTTGGATGCTCTTCCTTTAAGAGATCATTATCAAAAGCATTTTCTGCTTCTCGCGCTTGATTACGATAGTATTCAGCGTATTGTTTTGCGATCTCTACAGGTACTCTAGCGAGCACTAGGCCACCTTGACCGATCACTCCCTTGTATTTACCGTCTTGTACTACAGCGTAGTCCGTTTCATTGTATTCGTCAGCTCTAACTAATTCAAAGCCAGATCTTATTCTGCTTTGTACATTCTTAGAATCGTCGAATCCCATTGACTCAGCTCTAAGCCATCTGTGTACATATCCTGCCGGTGCAGGGGGTGCATCTAATAAAGATGGTGGAGACCAGACTTTTGGTCGAGATTCTTTTTCTCTAGTCTGACTCGCACGTGAAGTTTTTTTATCTTGATTTTCCATGCTTATACTCCTTCCGTGATTTTNAATTGTTCCGCATAGTCTTTAAGTGGCACACCCAATTTTTTAGCAATTGCTACCTGTGAAGGCGTGAGTTTCACAATTTTGCGACCTGATGTTTTATTCACTCGCGTAGCCGAAGCTACAGTTTGAGTTGGTTTAGTCGTTTCCTGAGATGCAATTGTATCAAATTTGTGCGGAAATTCAAGTCTTATTCTTCTATCTACTTCTGAATAATATTCTTCAGGTTCAGTATTAGGGTCATATCCTTCAATTTCTGTCAATTGTCTATGGATTACTTTTGCTCCCTCAGTCATAATGGGATCTTTGTTGAACCATTCGTTTTTTCTAGCCCAATCTCTTGCTCTAGAATCCACTACTCTTGGCATTTCCACTTCTTGTTGTGTTGGTTGAGGTACGGGAGTTTCCGTTTTCTTTTCAGCTTGTCTAGCTTTTAAATCAGCAAGTCTTGCTTCTTCATAACCTAGTCTTGAAATTTCTGCAGTTGCAGCAACTTCAGCTTTCATGTCATTTTCTTCTCTAGCTTTTGCAAGTTTTGCAACAGCTGCTTCCATACCAGCTTTAATTCTATTTTCTTTTTCAGATACAAATCCTGTATCTAATTTTGCAAGTCTAGAACTTAAAGCTTCTTTTTCAGCTAAAACACTTTTAGCGTACATCGTTGCAGCTTCTTCTCTCCGCTCTGATTCACGCATTTTTTTAGTTAATTTAGCTATTCTTCTTTTTACTCCTTCAGAGTATTCTTCTAATTCTTTCTTTTTTTCTTTATTCTCTTCTTTATCTTGAACATCAGTTGGCTCATCAGATTTCGCAATTGCGTCATCGGCGCTACCACCGTCTTCAAGTTTTGTTTCACGTTCGTTTTCATGAGTTTTATCCTCGGCTGGTGTTTTGTCTTCTTGTAAAGTTTCTTCAATCAAATTTTCTTTTGATTCTTCTAACTCCACTTCTGCACCTGGACCGGATGTATCTATGTCAACGGGTTTATCTGTGTCTTGCATAGTATTCTCCTATGGTTGTTAAAATGTATGAAGTATATCTTCGGGTTTTTCGATGGTTGCTAACACTTCATCATCATTTAGCAATCTTACTTCCCCACCATCTATAGGTAATCTTGAACCCGCATAACGAGCAAAGATAACCCACTCTCCTTTTTTGCACCAAGGCCCTTCAGGAAATTTTTCCTTATCATAACAATGAGGTCCCATTTCAAGAACGAGTCCACATGTAGATGCAACTTGTTGCCTTTCCAAAGTATCTTGTCCAAGGTATAATCCACCTTTAGTTCTCTCTGGCATTTTAAAAGGTAAAACTAAAATTCTCCAACCAGTTGGTCGAGGTAATTTTGAAGACTCTTTTGTCTTTAAACGTTCGTAACTATCAACTTCTTTTTGATGTTGTTTTTCGTTTTCTTTTTCGTATTTTTCTGCCAAAGCATTTTTATGCTTTGGGACTTCTGTCTTTTCCAATGTTGACGATTTTGCCGTCTCCGTCTTTTCCATTCGTAGCTCCTTTGTTTAGCAGGTTGGATATTTCCCCTGAAATAAATTGGTAGGCATGTGCCTGTCCCAACATGTACTTGTATTTCTCCATATTGTCAACACCACCACCAATCATTGCATCACCAATTTGTTGGTAATTTTCTTTTAATTGTTTTTGTATTTTAGATATTAAGTTTATTTCATCCATTCTATTACCTTTAGTTTGTCTTTAGCTTCAGCAATAGTTGCTAGAAGTTTATCTATTTCTGCTATGTGTTGAGGATGTTCTCCAATACCCACAGATTTATTTAAATAAATTTCTATAGTTGCTTGAGCTTCAGCGATATCTGCTTCGTATCTTTTTTTAAGTGCTTCTAACATTTCCATCTTCTACGAGCCTGTCTCAATCTTGAATTAGGATCCTTCGCAGCTTTAGGAAATTTTTTCATTTGACCTGCGCTACGTGCGCAATACGACTTACGTCGATTTGCAGCTTTTGATCCTGGTTTGACTTTGCCAGTAACCGCTGTTTTTAGTTTACTGCCGGGATTTGCTCTTCGATAGGCTTTGACCCCAGCTTGTGTCATGCCTGCGCCCTTTTCTGTAGGACGAAAGTTTTTCTTATTTCTTTTCGGCATTACGTCACCACCTCTTTTAAAACCTTGAAGTAATTTGCCGTAATATTTTTTATAACTTTGATTTTCTCCCGGACCACCTTTTATAAAACTACCTGTATATTTTGTATTTGGCATTTTCATTTTTTAGATCCAATAACTTTCTTTAAAGTTTTAGCTTGACCAGCGTGTGTCTTAGATGCTTTTTTTAAACCTTTAATTACTTTCTTGATAGCTTTTCTTTTTTGAGATTTCATATTATTCCTCCAATTGCTTTTCTATCTCGTTTAGCAAATGTTGCAACGTTAGTAGGTTTAGGCCCTGTATTAGATACTGCTCTTTTTCGTTTGACAGCACTCGCCTTTTGTCCACTTGTCATCCGTGTGGCTTTGGCAAGTGGGACGCATTTTGGATACTTTCGTTTGCTCCCCTTCTGACGACCGCATGGTTGATACTTGCCATCCTTCTTCGGTGCTCCGATGTCCACCCATTTCTCGTCTAGCCACTTTTTTAATCCGCTCATCTAATTTCACAACCTTTGCCTCTTTGTGCAAGGCCGCCGCTTGATTTTTTCTTACGACCAACTTTGCCCTTGCAGTATTTGCTTGCCCAAATATTTGCATATGCACTGGGATAAACTGCGAATTTTTTCTTC